ACAACCTTATAACCTGTACCACCAAAGGAGACGATCGTGAATGCCGCAGCAACCATCGACTTACCTTGGTTCGGGAACGATGCTGTTCCGTCTAGTTCTAGACCAGGGAAAGGACAGTTAGGTTGCTTAACTTTATCACCATCAATCTCAGCACCGCCACCACCTAGGAAGGAGATAACAGAAGCGTTCTGGGTGTATGGAGATGCTTCAATAATTGGATAGTCATCAAAGTCACCACGGATTGCTACACGTTGGTTGTTAGCATCGTAGATAAAGTTGTCAGGATATGTAGGAAGAAGTGAGGTGTCATATAAAGTTCCATAAGTTCTTGCTACAGAACCTGCCGCTGTTGTGCCATCAAGAATATCTTCAAACGTACCGAAGATAGTATTAATAGATGTTGCTACATTTGCACAAAGTGGATTTGCATTGTTATTGTAGATAACTACAGACTCAGCATCTGTTCTTACAAAAGTATGTGCAGACTGTGGTAGATGCGATACAGCATTAGTGCTTGCACTTACAAATGTGTGAGCGGACTGTGGAGAATGTGAAATGCCATCTGCTACAGCAGATACAAATGTGTGATTTGTTGTATTAGATGAGGTTCCGACATTAACAGTCAGAGTTCCAGTCATTCTATCCAAACCATTTGCACTTGCACTTACAAATGTATGTGCTCCAGTGTAAGTGGACGGACCTACATTAATATCAAATGTGTTTTGTGTTACATTAGAAATTTGTAACCAGCGACCACTTGGATAATCGTAACCAGCACGAGGATATGTCTTCTGTACTGTATTGCCATCTAGATCACATGTATATGTTAGAGATCCATCAGCAATCTTGACATAATCTCCATTTGCAAATCCATGACTGGAAACGGTCAATGTTACAACACCTGTTGCTGCATTGTATGGAGCATCAGTTACTGTATGTTGAGTAGAACCAACAGCAGAGATGGAAAGAGAAGAACCAGATGCAGGATCTGTGGAACGGGGATATGCATGTGTAGTTTGATTACCATCTTGAGCACATGTAAATACGAGAGACTCGTCAGCAATAACAATTCCACGACCAACTCCTAATCCATGCTGTCCAACTGTAAGGACTAGATCACCAGTAGTTGGATCATATGTAGCATTGGTTGCGGTAAATGTTACGTTAGGACCAGAGATACCAGCATTAACTGTAATAGTATCATCAGTCTTTGCGATGATAGGCATAGACCTACCAGCAAATGGATCAATACCAGGACGAGGATAAGTCTTTGTAACTGAGTTATTGTCCATTGCACAAGTGAAGGACAATGAGTTATCAGCGATAACAATACCTTCACCAATACTTAAGTTATGTCCTGCTCCAATAGTCATCTGGAGATTACCATTTGCAGGATCATATGTCGCAGCAGATGGTGTCCATTGTTGGTTAGGACCAGATGCACCAACATTGATTGTGATGGTGTCTGTAGATGTAGCAGTTACTGCTCTTGCATTGTTATATGCAAGTTGACCTGCTTGTGGTAGAACGTGTTCAGTCTTGTTACCATCCATGGCACAAGTGAACGTAAATGATTCTGGAGCAAGTCTAACAACATTGTTGGTCGTAACTCCATGACCAGAACCAACGGTCATTACAAAATCACCATTCGATGGATCATAAGTTGCAGCAGTTGGCGTAAAGACAGCAGTAGCGGTAGATGCTGCAGCATCAATTAGAATATTCCAATCTTCAAACTTAGGAATAGTAGAAGTTACTACAGTTGGATTGTAAATGATTACTGTTCCATCAGTCTTAGCACTTACATATGTGTGAGATACTCCAGCTGCTGCACCTGCATCACCAACATTACATGTGATGGTAGTAGTTGTTGCATTTCTTACGAGGTTAGTAATCTCATAACTGTTACCAAAGTTAGAATCAAATCTTTCAGGACTTGCATGGTTTCCAGTATTACCATTATATGTGCAACTGTATGTAATTGCTTCTTCCTTGAATGCAATTCTGTCTCCAATAGAAACATTGATTAGAGGATTTGGGAAAGATACAGTTGTCTCACCAGAGGTGGAATTGTAAGTTGAATTATTTGGTGTAACTTCTACAATGTTTCCATCACACCAGTTCCTCATACACTCTAGTGCATAGAGTTTTGCTCTCTGGAATGCATAAAGTGTAGAAGGACGTTGTGCTTCACTAATACCTGTTAGTTGAACACCAGTAAAATAAGAGTCAGCGACTGTTACAATACCATTGTTGCCACCTAGTACCAAGTCTCTGATTAGACCATTAAGTACAATTCTAATATCTCTACGACACTTTCTTTGGTGAGTATCACTAAGATTTAGAGATGGATATGCAGCTTCTGTATCTAACAGTGCTTGGTCTGCAATTAGATCTTTGTTTCTTGCAATTAGATATGCTGCATCTAGATATGTACCAGAAGCGTTGTTGCTGATAACATCAACCCAAAGGAACGCTAGAGTATCAATAGCAGATGCTACGTTAGCACAAGCAGGTGTTCCTGCAGTTGTTGTAATAACAGTATCATCAAAATATCTTGCTACACTAGAATATTGTGGTGCGTAAATTGGTTCTGTAGGAGTTCCATTGCCAATTCTCCAGTTACGCATTGCGAAGATGCAAAGTTCTCTTGCATATTCGATAGCACGAACATTCTGAATAATTTCATCTTCAATGTAAGTGATCTTGCCACCAACAATATACTTTTGTGCTGCCTCAATTACGTTATGGTTTGTTCCAAATTCTAGGTCTCTAATGACAGCATTTACAAAGTGAATGACATCTTGCTTGCATTGTAGATCTCCATCACTACCACTAGCACTTGGAGAACTATAAGATGGATAAATTTTCTGACCAGCATCACAAGAAAGAGTCATATTCTCTAACTTGATATGATCATCCTCTGCTAAACCTGCAACAGGGTTATCAGTTGTTACAGTTGCAACACCAGTTACAGCATTGTTATAAACAAAATTGGTAACGTTGTAAGTAGTACCACCAAATTTTACAGTACCACCAGAAACATAAGTATGCTCTTGTTCTGCAAGACCAACAAAAATATCAAAAGAGTTGCCACTAATGTTGTATGCAGAGTAGAAGTATCTTGCAAATTGATCATTGATCTTTCCTACAACTTCATCTGCAATAAAGTCTCTATTATTGCGTAGGAATACACAAGCGTCTTGGAATCTTCTGTCTACAGGAGAAGAAAGTTCAAATGTGTTTGGTGAGTTAAGTAGAGATAGTGTTACTGATTTTGTTGCTGTCTTAACAGTTGCAAATTGTCCTGGGTCAAAGTTAGCAGTTGTAATTGCTGGGTACTTTTTAGGAATTACAAATCTTCTGCAGCGACCGTCAGCATCTTCAATAACTTTATAAATTCTCTGTCTACCATTTAGAGCAGAAAGATCAGGAGAAGAAGTTGGGAGTCCTTCAATTAAAATTTCTTGACCTTCTTTAAACTCGTGAGTGTTAGTTCTACCAACTAGTGCGTTAGTATAGAATACAACACCACCAAGGTCTTCTGCATTGCCAAACTGTTCATCTTGGAAACCATTTTGTGCAATACTTGGATCTCCCTGTAGAGAGAAGTCAAGTCTAGAAATTGGTAGAGATGTGGTATAATCATCGTCTACCGATACAACCTCACCCTCAGCACGAATCGACTTGAGGTTTGTGGTGTTGAGTGTCTCTACCTGAGCATTACCAGTGAATACTTCGATAGATGCGGTTTGAAGTACAGTCCACCCAGTAGATCCCAGAATAGGCAAGTAACTAACTTCCCATGAGGTTGGGTTATTAATATCGTTAGGTTCAATCTGAGTTACTTCATAGTAACCAGCAGAAGGAGTGAATGTTGCATTTCCAACATCACTTAGATATACATATGTGCCAGCTGGAGTTACTGCAGTTGGATCAGTAGTAAATGTAATTTTATTGGTAGCAGTTGTCCCTGTAGAAGTTAGTGCTAAAGGACTTCCTGCATTGTGAGTAATACCAGTTACATAATTAAATTGTTCACCCTCAACGAAAGAACCACTATCTAGTTTGATATCAATCGAACCATTGACATATGCACTAGGACCAGTTTGAGTATCAAAAGTAACTTTTTGAATAGTTGCTCTAGCACCAGTGTTAACACCAACTACCTGCAATCCAGTTACAAGTGTAGATAAACCAGTGTTGTTTTGGAATACAACTCTAAACTGCTGTGGTCCAAAAATTTGGTGACCGATTGGGAAACTAGTTCCAAAGTCACCGTTGGCATCAGCATCAACTAGGATACGCTGTTTGTCATCAAAGACCATTGCGAAATCCCAAGTCGCAACTGCATCACCATTAGAGTCAATTTTATCTCTATAAGTAACACCAGTAACGTAGTTCTTATCACCAAACTTGAAGATGTGCTTACCAGGGTTGGCAGGTCTGATAATTACAAGACGAAGGTTATCACCAACAACAGATGCATCAGGTGGTAGAGAGATTGGGTTATCTTCTACATAATCACCACCAGAACAAATAATAGTTTCTTTAACACCAACAGTTGCCCATGCTAACTGTGCTGCTTTTTTGATAGAACGAACTGGGTTTACAGCAGATCGACCATCGTTAAGGTCGGAACCAATCTGCTGAGAAACGTAAATACGACCACCAACGTCGTTCGTTGCTAGGTTGAGGACGTATTCTGTAGTTGCAATCTTGTCAGATCTATCACCCAATAGCGGAGTGATAGAGCGAGGGAATTCACCAGCAGGTCCAGTTTCGGAATAACCAAAAGCATTTTGGTCAACTACACGAAAACCAATATGCTTGAATCGAACTTCTCCATTTAATTGGATACCATCTGTATGTACAGGAGCATCACTTCCAGTTTGACCAGAGTTTAGTGCTTGATATACATTCTGACCAAAATATCTGTACGCATTTTCCTGGAGGATAATACCAGGAGACCATAGAGTACCAGAATTATTAATGAACGTTTTTAGAGATGGTGCTCTAAATGCTGCGTTTGGAGTAACGAAGTTATCGATATCCAAGTTGAGGATTCTCGCCGTATCAGAAATGATAGACGTAGAGGTTCTAATAGCACCATTGATGTCAAGTTCAAAGTCAACAGTATCAAGTAGTGCTTCAGCAGATGCACCAACACCACCACCGCCTGACAAAGTAACAAGAGGTGCTTGTGTATATCCTCTTCCAGGTTCGTTAATTGCTACAGAAACGACCTGTCCGTTGAAGATAAAAGCAGAACCCTGTGCCTGTACACCATCGCCAATAGGTGGAGCGATTTCTACAGTTGGTGGGGAAATATATCCCGAACCACCAGTAATAATGTTAATATCATTAACTCGCTGCCCCGTTCTATTAATACCAACACGGGGCAAACCCGTACTAGCATCTAACTGCGTTCTTAGAATTTCTTTTTCTAATGAACCTGTACCTCCTCGTACAGTAAGTTCATCATTACCGACCAGTTTAGGTTTTGAACCCTGAAACTTTTCTTTATCGGAATTAATATGAATTGACATTTCGCAGCCTAACTCCCAGAACCTGTATTATCCTCAGTTGTATTTAGCATCCTCATGCCCACTCAAGTGATGTGACTTGAGTTGAGACTGCCCATTTGATATCTAAAGTTGTACCTGCTCTAATAGTAGAATAGGAAAATCTATTCGCAGCACCTACGGGAGTAATTGACCAAGTTTGACCTGAGGGAATATCATCCTTAATAATAGTTTCCATAGTAGACATAACAGAAACATTGCCACTGGCATCACCATAAACTGCTGATTCTAATTTGCTGGTAAAGATAACACCATTAGAATCAGTAGCAATAATATGACCAGTGATAAAATTCATAGTATTGGATCCAATAGGAACTTGTGATCCAACACCATCCAATGCCAACGTTGCAGTATTAATTCCTCTCAAGATATATGTTGTTGTGTTGCTATCAGTATATTGAGAGTTTTTAATCTCCAAAGAATTTAATTCCTTGGCATTATGCAATTCATCGATATGAATTACTTTCTCTACAGAAAATCCACCAGCGGAATCAAATTTTTCGATTGTAGTTGCCATTTTTATTTCTTAGTAATTGTGGACGAAACGGTAATCTTGACCTGATTTGTATCAGGAACATTTGCTCCTAATGTAATATTTAATCTTGCTTCATTTCCAGCAGTATATTCAAATGTTGGAATGATTACCTGATAACCTGTTCTCAAGTTACCATATTCACTATGGAAGATATTTGCACCATCATCTGTGACACCAAACTCAACAAACTCTTTAGTACCATCTTGTAAGTTTTCTGCTACTACAACTACTTTTGCTCCAGTAGCTGTAGCAACTTCGTAGATGTTAGATCCACCATTGTTTGCAGATCCTTTTTGTAGAGTCAATGTATCAGTTGTGATTTTGACATCAGCAAGTTCAAACTCTTTCAAGTCTCCATCGAAGACTTTAACACCGTTGTAAGTTCCAGTACCGAAACCAGTGTTCAGATATACATCACCTTGATCATCCAGTCTAAGAATTGGATCTACATAAACGCCTGTAGAAACACCAAGATCAAAGTATTGCTTAGAAGTATGTAGGAAAGTCTTAGCTGCATCAGTATTGTCGAATGTTGTTTCTGCATTATTGAATGTCATCAAGTTTGCAGTAATTTCAAACTGACTGCTTGTTTGAGATCTAATTGTATCTACAGAATAGAAATCAAGTGCAGTTGTGGTGAGCTGCATCGTATTGTTTCCATCATTGTAGAAGTACAAGATGTTTTCGTTTGCACCAGGAGCAGTCTCAGGAATAATGTAAGTGTTCTGGTCAACGTCCTTGACTCCACCAAGAGAACCCCAGTTAGCTCCATCATAACCTTCATATGTAAACGTAGTGGTGTTGAAACGAATAGAACCTTGCTCAGCAGTTCCTCTATCACCAGTAGCTCCATTTGGAATAACAAGAGATGTAGCAGCGTCAATAACAACTTTCTTACCAGAGTTTGGTCTTAAGAAGATGTCATTGATATCTGTAGAAACTACATTATCAAAAAGTCTTAGATCACTATTAATAACTAATGGCAAACTACCAAGAGGTCCAACTCTCAGTTCTTCAATATCCTCAAATGTTAGAGGAGCAACTGCCAACTGGGAATATGTTAGTTCGCAAGAACCGTTTGGTTGTGCTCCAGAAGTATGTGTTGGTTCATTGCCGCTTGTAGCAGTAGTACCAGCTTGTGTTACCTCATAGAGGTTATTCTTATACTTGACATATTGACCTAGCGTTACAGGAACGTTTGCTGCCCATTCTGTATATGCAGGAGCAGTTACGTTCACAGAACGCATCTTCTTCATGTTGACAAATTCAAGATGATTAGGTGTAAACCTAACTGTATTGATATTGTCATTAATAAACCATAGAGTATTATCGTTACTACCTACAGTTTCTTCTGCTAAAATGTATGTGTTACCATCTAGGTCACGAACACCACCAAGAGATGCCCAGGAAGCAGTCTGAGAACTATAACCCTCATACTGATTAGTATCAGTGTTATATCTGATACAACCGTCCTTTACGATGCCAGCAACAGGTCTTTCTGATGTATTACCAGCAGGAACTGCAATTGCTGTATTAGTAAGAACGTCTGCAATTCTACCTGTATCAGGAATGACTTTAACATCAAATCCACCAAGTGATTTGAATGCATTGTCAACACTATCAATCTTTAAATAGTCTCCAACTCTTACCTCAGTTCCTTTTAGAATACCAGAAACAGTAAGATCACCTGTTGTAGATGCATATTGGAATCTAGTACCAATGTTTAGTGCTGCCGTATCAAAATTAATGATATCTGTTGTTGGATCTGCAACAGCAAAATCAATGTTTGACCCAGTAGGACCAGTGAATGTACCACAAGTAACTGCAGTGGAAGTCAACATTGCAGTAACTGTTGCATTAGCAATTTCTGCAGCAGTTGCTTCTGCTAGTGGTGTTACTAGTTTGTTTACATTGAAGAAACCGTCTTGTACAGTTCCTTTAACAACTTCCTCTACAGTAACATCTGTAACAATTACTTCAAATCCACTACCAAATGTCTTAGGGTTATTTGTGCTGACTGTAATTTGTGCTTCTTCGTTGTCATCACCACCTTCGTTTTGGTGATCAATGTTTTCTGTAGCACAGAAGTAATAAAGAGTAGGTGTGGTATCTGTAACCTTAAGTGTTACATTTGTACCATCAACAGTAACGCCATCTGTATAATTTGCACCGAAAATGTTGACAACAATTTCACCTGCTGTAGTTGGGTTAGCACTCAATGTCAATTGAGTTGCACTATCTACAGATAGTACAGTTGTATTATCTGCAAGAATACCATCTCCAGATACTTTCTCGACAACCATGCCAGCAGAAATACCACTGGTTGAATTGACTGTAATTGTTGCTACATTTGCAACTAATGTAGTCGAAATATTTTCTTGTCTACTAGGTGGCCATCTACCATCTCTAAATGCGGATAGTGCGAAGTCGTGCCCACCATTTGTAGCATCACTTAGATCAAATGTGTAACTGTTACCAGAGTACACCGTCCAAGATGGTGTCATTACTGGTCCGTTACCATCATTGAGATCCATGAAGTAACGATACTCTGTAGAAACAGTATCAATATCATATCCTGCAGCAGGAACACTGTCTTTTACAAGAACATCTCCAGCAGCAAATCCAAATGTATCAATTACAATGTAATCAATATTACCACCAGTAGTTGCAACCTTACGAATAACGACAGGAGATCCAGCAGCATTGACAGCGTTAACTGTAATTACTATGTTATCTGCAGGTGTAGAACCACCAACAGATGCACCAGGAATTGTAATGGTATCATTATCTGCATAGAAGGATCCTTCAGATCCTGTTGTTACAACAGCAGATAGAACAGCACCAGTATTGTCTCTCTGTACATCAAACGTAGCACCAACACCATTTCCAGATGTTGCACTTTGTGCTACTCCTGAATATACACCATCAGCAGCAGCTGCTACGACTGTAGAAACTGTCACTGTAGATGCTAGGATAGATCCACCTGCATCTCTTACTTGGTCTCCTACGCTAAATGTAGAATCAGGAATTGCATTACTTACAAAATTAATCTTATCAACCTGCAGATTAGTTACTGCATATACTTCTGGTTGAACAAGATCAAATGCGCTAACTTGTAGAGTATCACCAATGGTATATCCATTACCACCTTCTACAATACTTACGTCACTAACAACACCCAAGGTTCCAACAGTATACTGGAATCCAGTACCACCGCCGTATTCAGGTTCAAAGTTAACAACCATCGTACCAGCAGCGGTTGGCGCAATGGAAATTTCAACAGTAGTTGCATCAATAATACCAGTAACAGTAGTACCAGCAATAATTTCACCGTTGCCACTTACTTTGACAACTTGCATACCAGTAATAATCCCTGTAGTAGAAGGAACGGTCAAGTATGTAAGATTTGAGTTAGTAACTCTAAGGTCAGCATTACCAGGAATAGTTGGTCCTGCAGACATTGTGAATTGTGTAGCACTGTCAACACTTACAACAGTTACACCACCAGGAATTTGACCTGGGTTGTTGATATTTTGTACTAGTTCGACAGCATCACCAACTTCAATACCAGTAGTATCAGAAACTGTAACCTGGGGACTACCCGCAGTAATAGTAGAAACAGAGATTGCAAGATCGTTACCACCAGATCCAGGTTGAACACCCGCAGCACCACCTAGGGTATTACCTGCGATGTATAAAGAATCTCCTGGTAAGTATCCAGAACCACCGCTTACAATTGTTACAGAGTCATAGAATGAGTTACCACCGCCTTCTGAAATAACAACATCAACTGTCAGTCCAGCACCATTACTGTTAATATTCTGTACAGCAATACCACTATATGTTCTGGCAGAACCTGTAGCATTACCAGTAAACTGAATTGCAGTTACTGCTGCGTTCGATGTAAAGGTAACACCATTAAAGAATAGTTCTCCTCTAGCATATGTGTTGACATTGTTGACCGCAGTTGCTAGAACAAGTTGATCTCCAGTTTGATAGTTGTTACCAAAGGAAGAAATTTGATCTAGTGCTTGAATAGATCCAAAGTTACCACCAAGGGTGATCTGTAATCCAGAACCTAGTAAACCTGCATCAGCAGTGTTAGCATCGTATAGATCTGTTGCAGCAACACTAACAACGTCTCCTGCAACGTAACTACCATCACCAGGAGCACTAACAATGAACTCACTGACAGTACCACCAACTTCATCAACAACTAATGAGAATCCACCTTGCTGAGAGTTTGGATCAGTAAGCGTTAATGCTCCACCTTGATTAGGGTGAACTGAACATCCATAATAAACGGTTGTATTTGCAGGGTTAGTTGGAACTGCAAAAGTTATTCTTCTTAAGTTTGCTGCAAAGTATCCTGCTAAAAACTGTGAACCAGTTACAGTGCTTCCGTCTAATTCGTATGTAACACCATCTGCAGCATCAAGAATAGTATTTGTATCGGCATCCGTAGTCGATATAAACATCGGGTGCGGATCATTTGTGGAGTCATCAAGGTTGAAGACGTATGTTTTTCCTTTTAGCAAGGAGAAACTTCCACCTAAGAATCCATCAATAAAATATTTGTTACCTAAAGAAGATTTAACTTGAAATGTTTGTGTTCCTGCAAGAGGAATAGATCCTGTTAGAGTATCTCCTACAGTGTACTGAGATGTAACAGATACAAATTCACTACTATCAACTCCACCAACTGGTTGAACACCACCATTCTGAACACTGAGGTTCATCAGCATTCCTGTTCCATTACCACCAGTCATTGGGATGCTCTTAAACAACCCGTTTGGATAGTTAGATCCAGAGGTAACAGTTGCTGCAAAAGCAGAAACAGTAATATCAGCAGTCATCTGCTGACCACTACCACCAGTTACTGCAACATTTGTATAACCACCAGGGGCATAGTTAATACCACCGTTTGTAATAACACCACCAATTTGATCAACCGTAAAGTCGATAGTGGCACCAGATCCATTACCACCAAGAACAGGAATGTTTAGATATACGCCAGGTGTGTATCCTGTACCATTCTGTGTGATAGAACCAGTGAATCCATCTACCTCGATACCGAAGGTAGCACCATCACCAGTACCACCGATAGCAGGAATCTCAGAGTAGGTTCCACCATCATAGTTAGAACCAGCATTGTTAATTGCAATACCCAGTGTATCGAGACTGTTCTTCTCAATTACAAAGTCTCTATAGTATTTGACACTAGATGCTGCTAGGTCCGATAATTTTTTACTGTTACTAGCAAATCCCAGTACACCTGTACCGTTGCGATAGATACCCAGCTGGGCATCGTTTACAAACGCCAAACTTGGCGCAGATACTAGTCCGTCTCCTAGTTTTAAATTTCCTGTAGAAAGATCGGATCCACCAGCAGTAACCGTGAAAATTTGGTTACTAATCTGATTAATTTTCAACCTTTGTTGTTCAAAGGTATCAGTGCGTGCTACATTAATTGCTGGCATTTTGGATTAACTCTCGCAGTATGGACTTGAGTTCAGAGACTTCATTCTTCAATGTATTTATGTCGTCCAATGCGGAACTTAGCTGCATGGATTTTCTCCTTGCAGCTATAGCAGAATCGTCCAAATTCAAGATGGCACCAGTGTTTTGGTCTCTTACGAGACCATCATGTCCATCAACTTTCACAAAGTCCATATGCGGAAATTAGAATGCAGCAACAGCACGGATGTCCTGAACCTTAGGAACGTATGCTGGATCTACCCCTTTCATCACAATTTTGATTGCGAAAGATGAATATTCTGGTAGATTTGCTACACTATACTTAAGGTCTTGGTATGCAGATTGCTTCTCTACGATTCCAGAAATTGTGTTCTCGCTAGTTGCAATTTCATATGTGTCTGGTTCTCCTTTCTCATTGAAGTAGATCCAATCAATATCGTCAAAGTTCTCTTGACTAGATGCTTTCTTGAACTTGTAGAATACTTCTAGGTTAGAAATATCCTTGACATTTGCAAGTAGATGTACATCAATTGCAGTAGCTGGATTTGTAATAGCAACTTCTTTAGTTACATACTTAGCAACAGCAGATCCATTCTTAGATGTATCTTCAGCAACGAAGTCTAAACCATTAGTATAAGTTACTTTGCCAACTTCTAGATATGCTTTCTCTTCATCTGGTTGATTAGGATACTTAACAAAGTCTCCTACACGGAAGATATCAGCAATCTGATCTGTAGTAACAGCGTTTCTATTGTATAGAGTGCTATCAATAATTCTATCTGTATAGTTATCGTTGATAGGATTGACATCAGTTCTTAGAGTCAATTTCTGTGTCTGACTATTCCAAATAGTTGCCTTACCAGTAATGATATTGTCATATGTCTCCAGCATTACGTTTGGATTACGTGCTACAATAGTAGCAGCATCATCAATGTCAACTAAAACTTGAGTTGGGTTAGAATCAACACTGACGTTACTTAAACCTAACTGATTTCCTAGAGTTACAAGTTCTCCTTTCTGGAAGAATTGAGAAGTTTTGACTCTTACATAAACAACGTTGCCATTGACTCTTGCAATAGTACCAGTTGTTTTAGTGGTAAGACCTTTAATTGTTTGATCTGCTTGAAGTTCTGTTCCACCATTACCAGCAAGGTTAAACTGATAAACTGGATAGAATTCGATTACTTGATCTCTTCTACCAAATCTATCTTCTTGACCACTAGCATTTTCAATTCTATTTGTTACTGTCTTAACAGTAGCACTAGAGAGATCAATGATTGGACTCAAATGAGACACAGTAGATTGTAGAGTCATCTTGTAAACCAACGACTCTGACATGCTATTCAATGTTTCATTGATGTCAGAAGCAATAAATTTCTGATTAGTGAAATAGTGTGGTTCATTTAAGAACGTTCTCTCAAAAGGAGTCTGTGAATATGACGTATAATTTGTAGTGCTAGAATCTACAGGAACAACATTAGTTGTTTTAACTTCTGTACTAAGAGTAGTACCAGTAAATGATAAGTAAGAAACTTGCGGATATAAAGTTTCAAACTTTCTATTATGTGAAGCGTATACTTGATCTCCACCACCAATAGCATTACCAGCAGCTTGAGAACTTGAAGTAATGTTATAAGTATCGATACCAGAATTAGATACTTGGAATAGTGTGCTGTTCAGAATAGATGCTGTAATACCACCAGTTTCTTGTGCTGTCCTGTAGAAGACATAAGAATCGCCACCAGTTTCAAATCCATGATCTCTGTGAGATACTTTAACAACAGAGTTGTTATTTTTAAATAACTTAGAAGTAGCGTTTGTATTGGCACTAGCACTAGTTTCAAATGGATTTGTCTCTAGCAATTCATAACCCAAACTACTATTCTTAATCATGAGTTCTGCTGGTCTTGAAGTATTAAACTCAGCACGATACATGGTGAACTTAAGATCTTCAAAGATATCTTCAGTCCAACTTTCGGTATTCTGGGAACGGTATACCGAACCTAGAGATGGTTGAGTTGTGATGACCGTACTTGTAGCAATGTCGGTTTCCCCTAACTTAGAGGACCACAGTTCATAGTCAATAGAATCAGTTTCAACTACAAGTGCATACTCAGTATCATTTTGTAGATATACAGGATAATCGAACGCAAAGTGTGTTGGAGTAGTGGATTTTGTAACCCCTTCCTGATCGGTTGCTACACCCATTCTAACTGCTGGTGTGTCTATCTCAATGAAAGTCTGTACTTCGCACCCTCCAGCACCATTTCCGACGCCTTTGACGACCACTGAAGGTGCTTCGGTATATCCAAATCCAGGTAGAGCAATCTCAGCATTGTAAATTTTACCACCAGAGACTTCAATACTTGCGGTAGCATTAGAACCACCAGGAAGTTGAGGACTTTCAATGGTTAGAATTGCACTGTCGTAATTGAGACCAGGATTAGTAATTCTGATATCAGACAGTTTACCACTGTCCTTAGCAATGGTAAGAACAAAATCGGTTGCATCAGTTGCATTAGCAAGAGTCACAGAAGGAATAATTAGATCTTCATTTGGAATAAAAGATTTACCATTGTGATTACCAAGAACAACTGTGTAAACTTGTTCGTTAGTAAGACTGTATTTACCAGATGCGGTAGACACTAGTTCTACATTGTTCTTATCAAAGATCTTGAGAATAGGACCAGAGGCAGAAGAAGATGCACCAGTTACATTTTCTCCTTTATATACTGCCATGTTTCCACTAGCAAAACACTTGAGGAAAGTATTTGGCGATAGAGTCTTCTCAGATCCAGGAACAATATTCTTAGCAGGTTTTTCTGCATCTACATTAGTAATGTATGTTTTGACTGGAATATTTGTACTCTTCTTGCTAAAGTAGAGATCAAGACCAGTAACAAAACAACCACCATCTAGATTTTCTACTTTGAAAGTTTGTGCAAGAGGATTAGGTCTTACAGGATTATCAGTATTACTTTCAATTAACTGAACACCTTCATTAGATTTGAAAATTGATGGTTTGGTAGATACAATGCTAGAAGGATTCTCTGGAAGAATACCAGTTGCATAATACTTAACTTCGGTGTAAGAATCTACACCTAGTTTTGCTTCATTAGTTGCACTAGAGGTAAATCTGAAAGTTAAAATGCCAGAAGTGAAGTTTAGTTCTTCTGCAGAATTATCATAGGAAACAGTTCCAACATCACCACTCCATGTTGCATTTTCTGTAGGAGGATTACCAGCAGGAAGAATAATCAAACCAGAAGCATTACCATATTCATCCGTAGTGATTGGACCATTAAATGCGGATAGAGAGTTACCAGCGATGCCTGTATATCTCAAGTCTGGATTGACCCATCTAGAAATATCTCTACCCTCTAGGTAAACATAAATTCTAGTATTTGGTTTCATTCTGCCAATTGTAAATTTGACAGGAACACTTCTAGCAAAGAATGCAAGAGATGTAGAAACTACACTATCACCAATAGTTTTAGTTTGAACACCCTTACCAACCTCATTATTTTGAGGACTGATATTAGAAGAACTACCTACAGATGCAGATTGTACAGATGTTGCTGCAATCTGAGAGTTGACCCCACCAAGAGAATTGATAGTAGTAAAGGAGGAAGTTGCTCCAACCCAGTTAATAACAAAAGAGTTATGTAAACTAGAGAAACTTTCTTTTACATTGTCTTTTGCCAAGAAGATGTTAAACAAGTCAGTGTTTGTATCTACAACAACTGGTTCTGTGCTTTGATCATACCATTGATCAATAGAAGGAGATAACTCACTATCACCAACATATTGTAGGACAACAAATGGATTTGGATTTAATTTAGAAGATGCAAAATCATTTCCTAATAAGGCAAGAGAAGTATATGGTAGAGTTACCATGTTGCCAGTTTTCTTGTAACCAGAAACTGCTCTTTGGTCATCTCTTACATTTACTTCTACAAGAGATACAGAATCTTCCTTAGATTGTGGGCGTAGAACAGATTGTTGTGGATCTACTGCACATCTATAATCAAGAGATTTAAGATTACCGACTTTATGTGCCTCGAAGTTATCAACAAAGAATCCAGACTTAAATCTATCAAGTCCAATTTCATCTTTGACTTGCATGTTAAGAGCTTGCTGCTCTAGGATGCTAAGTGTAGTATAATACTCAAGACGCTCAATGCGCTTCTCTAGTTTACCGATGTCACGCATTGTGTAACGACGGTTGTCAACTGGAGTAATTCTTACATCCTTGCTTGTTTTCGTAAATGCAGGAATGTGTGCATAGAAGAGAGGTACAGCATCCTCAATAGGATCTGGTTTAGATGGGTTGAGAGAAGAGTTACCTTCCTTGACAATAAAATTACCTTTCTTATCTAAGAAGATACCATCGATACGATCTAGATATTGTTTCTGACTAAAGGAGAATGTATACTCTAGGTTTAGATCAGGAGCAGGACTTGCAGAAATAATTGCACCAGCACCAGCGAATGATCCCTCTGCTCTTTCTAGAGTTGCAGTATCAAGGAAACCAGGAATGATAGCAGTGCTATCTACCTTAGGTCTAAAGTCAATAACGTTCTTGAGTTCAGTAATTCCTAATACAGAAGAATCAAATGTAGGAATCTCATCTTCACCAACTCCTGCTTCGTGCAAGTAACTATCAATCGTGCAGAAGTCGCCTTGAGAATGTTCAAAATAATCAAATGCAATTACAAGTTGTCCAGTTGTTGCTTCAAATCCTGGTTTTAGAACAATACGAGAAACATCATAAATTGTATCTCTTTGACCATTATCAAATGTATATCTGGATGTTACATCAGTACCAGAAATTAGGTTACCTGCAGTATCAATCTGAGGTGGTTGTGAAGAAGTTCCTTCATAAACATATCTGAGTTTAAATGCATC